CCTGCAGCATACCGCTCCACATATACCGAAACAGACGCACGCTGGTAAACAGGTCGGTGGCGGCAATCTCGCAATCCGAGAAACTCGAGCTTTGGTTGCATTTGTCCCACACAATCCGGCCGGGCGCGAAATCATAGCTGAAATAATTGCAGCCCCAAATGATGTAGTGTTTTGACACTCGCCGCAATTCGTCAAAGTATGCCTTTCCCGGCACTTTCCATGCTGCTGATACAGGGTAATAATTGCGCCGCACTCTGGTTCGGCTTACGTTGGAGCCGTAATAGTGGCGGCGTTCCGGTCCGCTAAAGTACGGAGGGTCTACCACAGCGAGATCGAAACAGCCGTCTTGGAACTGCGCCATTCCCTCCATGCAATCCATGCAGTAGCAATGGTTGGTTTCAAGCATGGCCGTTGCTCTCCCGCTCCAGCAGCTCCTTCCTCAGCTCCTTGAGCTTGTCCGTCAGCAGGCTTTCGGCCTTGCTCCCGGCTTTCAGCTTGCCGCCCTTGTCGCAGAGATTGAAACGCGGACGATTGACGTTGCCCATGCTGCCGCCCGGAAAGAAGTCGTCGCCCTCATACCAGCTGGCCGTAAAGAACGAGCCGTCCGGCAGATCGAGCCGGTACACGCTAAGCCCGATTTCGGGCGCCTTGTGCCAGATGCCCCAGCTGCGCCAGGCGGCAAGGATATTCTTGCGCTTGCTCTCATTCGTCAGATTCAAGATGTTCTGTTTGGTCAACTCTAAAATCATACTTCCCCTCCCAACTCCTTCAGCCGTACCATCGGGCACTGCTCGCACTTGTCTACCAACGCCTCATAGTCCATCTCAAACGGAAACTTGCAATACTCATCGCAGATCTTGCTTGCAAGTTTGTTCACCGCCTGCTCCCAGCAGGCCGGATGGAACACGGGTGCAGTCCGCACACCCTGCCCACAGAATTTACACTTCGCCATTGTTCTCCTCCTCAAAACATCGTTTCAACTTCCCCGACGATCTTCTTCACCTCGGGGTTCTCGCTCCGCCGCAGCAGCTTCATTGCCGTACCGGCACGCAGCCACTCGGCCTCCTGCGCGAGATTGCGCTCGTAATCTTTTTTCAGCTCCTGCTTATACGCCACGCCCTCCTCACGGGTCAGGCCGCCGTGAAAGTGCAGCTCATACAGCAGCCGCAGCGCCAGCCAGATCATGCGCTCGGCGGGTGTCAGACCGTCCGGCTCGGGTTTGCGGTCGTATGCCCGCTGGTTCATCTCCTCAAAGTCCATATCAGCCCTCCACCGGCTCGATGTGAATCCAGATGCCGGGCGTGTCCGCCCAGAATTTCTCCGTGATCTCCGAGCACACCAGCGCATCGTCCGTCCAGAAGTGCTCGGCGGTCATGCAGTCGCGGAGCAGCTTCTGCAGGTTGTCCGTATCCGGCTTTGTCGTGCGGTAGCTGCCGTTCGGGTGTTTTCCTCGCGGGAACAGCCACTTCACTACGAGCCGCACGCCGCCTGTATACGGCTGTTCCGGCCGGTGCTGCCCGAGGTGAGCGCACAGCTTTGCGCGGGCGGCGGCGAGCGCCTGCGGCTCGTAGAACTGCGGCTTGCCATGCACCACGCGCACCTGCTTCTCCTGCGCCGTACACGTCGGCGGGCGCATCGCCATGAAAAACTGCGTTACCATTTTCTTCTTTTCTCCTCTCGCGCGACGGGTCCAGTCGTGTGTGCGCTCTCCAACCATCTGTGAGGGGCGCCTTCAAAGCCCCCTCACATGGTGAGTGCGTTCACACACTGACCCACCTGGTTGTGTCACTTGTGACATTGTCAAAAATATATACGTAGTATATATATGGTCGTGGCGACACTGCCGCCATGACCTAAAATCAAGGTCGTGTCAAAGGTCGTGACACTCTTGCCACCACCTGAAACGCAAGGTCGTGTCAAAGGTCGTGACACTCTTGCCATGACCTTAAATTTCAGGTCGTGTCATTCAAGATTTTGCCAGTATTTTTATCTATCGTATATCCGTAGTCCTTGACCCAGCGGTAGACTGTCCGCTGTGCCGGTGCCTGCATTTCTCCGTCCTCGTTCTGCTCGGTGTAGTATTCGATTATGTCCTGCACGGTCGGCGCATCCCCGCCCAGGCACAGGGCGTTGTACGCCGTATCGAACGCTTCCTTCTTGCTCTGCTTCGCTTGCTTTGCCTTGCCCTTGCGGGCCTTTGCGCCGCGCTGCCATGCCGGAGCAACTTCGTCCGGATTGATGTCCTGCAAAGCGCCGTTGCCGTCCGGCCGGTGCACCGGAAACTCGAACCACAGGTTGACCGGCGGGAACTTCGGGAACTCACGCAGCGTGCCCTCGATGCGCCACGCCGTCCGTGCCTGCACCTCTTTTCTCGTGTCCGCGATGCGGTCGAGCAGGTGATTGTAGTCCACGCCGGAGAGCAGCCGCTTGCAGGCATCCATGGCAGCACGCTGGCTGCACAGGTCGTCCTGCGATACCTCGTCGCTCTTTCCTGCTGCCTCGAGCGCCGCGCCGCATACACGGCAGACGGCGTTGTTCTCCATCTGCACGCGCAGGTCGTCCGACACTTCCAGCTCGATGAGGTCGAGCAGCGCATCCGGGTCGCGGGCGAACACGCCCGAGCCGCTCGCGCGGTCCATCGAGCGCTTGCCGCCCTGTGCACCCTTGGAATGGTGGTGACAGTAGCTCTTCGCTCAGCCGAGTTCGGTGCACACCTTGTCAAACTGGTTGCAGAAGTTCGCCATCTGATCGGCGGAGTTCTCGTCGCCGGTGATGACCTTGTAAATCGGGTCGATAATGACCGCGATGTAGTCCTTCTTGATGGCTCTGCGAATCAGCTTGGGCGTGAGCCTGTCCATCGGCACGGACTTGCCGCGCAGGTTCCAGATGTCGATGTTGCCGAGGTGCTCAGGCTTCCAGCCGAGGCAGTCATACACATCGCGGAAGCGGTGCAGGCAGGAGGCGCGGTCAAGCTCGAGGTTGACGTACAGCACTCTGCCCTGTGCACAGTCGAAGCCGAGCCAGCTTTTGCCCTCTGCGATGGCGATGGTCAGCTCGATCAGTGCGAACGACTTGCCCGCCTTGGACGGTCCGGCAAGCAGCATCTTGTGTCCCTGCCGGAGCACGCCGCCGATGAGTGCCGGAGCCAGCGGCGGCATCTCGTCCCAGACCGCGCTCATGCTCTCCGGGTCGGGCAGGTCATCGGTCGCGCTCTCGATGAACTCGCGCCACTCGGCAAAGTCCGTCTTGCCGATGTTGGTGTCGATGAGGAACTGCTTGTGTCCCTTTCGCATCACGCCCGGCATACGCGACAGGCGCGACGGATTGCGGTTCTGCTGGTCGAGTTCCAGACCGTTCTTGCGGCAGACCGTGTACAGGTATTCGACCCGCTTGCGGTACTCTGGGTAGTCGGGTGCATCAATGTGTACAATGGCGTGCACGCTCTTGCCGCCCGAGTGTACCAGACACGCCACCGGCAGCTCCAGTTCGCGGATGAGCGCGTTCTGGCGGTCGATGTCCATGCCGTCGCACTCGACGAGCGCGTAGCGGAACGCGGTGACGTTCTCGTTGCGGATGCCCTTGCCGTCGAGCGGGTTGAAGCGGATCCACGCGCCAACCGCCGGGTCGTAGTCACCGAGCACGCTGCCGATGTCGTCGCCGCAGGCAGAGAGCGCCTGCACCAGCTGACCGGCGGTTCGCGCCCAGTCGCCCTTGGTCGGCATGGCCTTGCCGTCCTCGTTCGAGAACGAGCGGGTGACGTAGCCGACGTGCTCCTCGCTGTCGAACAGCGTTTCGAGGTAGGTGATGAGCTGCTGCGCCGGATGCCACTCGGCGGGTTCGGCAATCTCCTGCGCCTCGACCCAGTGCGGGTCAATCACGCGGTAGGGTTCGTTCCCGCCGATCTCATCGTCCCAGCCGAGTTCACAGTCGCCGCCGTTCGGCTGCCAGCCGCCGCGCTGCGCCATCTGCACGATGGTTCCTGCGGTAATCGGCGTGTCCGTGCCGCGAAAGCTGTCCCACTTGCGGGCGCACTCGCCGGTGCGGTAGCGCCCGCCGTCCCGTCTTGACCAGTCCTCCCACAGACCGACGGGATAGCCTGCTTCTTTCAGTCCCATGCCGACGCCGACCCACTCGCTGTACGAGAGTTCTCTCGGGTCGATGTAGTCCAGCGCCTGCCGGAGATCGAGTTCGTCCTGCTTCATTTATCCTCCATTATCCCATGTAGGTTTTCGGGTCGATGCCGCGCGGAATGCGCCAGCCGTTGGCGGCAATGCGGTCGATGAGCTGCTTTGCCTGCTCAAACTGCCAGGTGCCGACGTGCGTAAAGCCCTTGCCCTCCAGAAAGCGAATCTGCTTGGGCGTTGTCAGACCCTCGGTGCGGCGTGCCGCCAGACGGTCGAGCAGCTTTGCCGCCTTGCCCGCGCATTCGATCTCGTCCGGGCGGATGCCCCACTTTTCCAGTGCGCCGAGCTGCTTTTCGCTCGGCGGCGCAATCTCCCAGCCGAATGCGGGTGTGTAGCCTGCTAAATCCTCCGCCTGAATGGACAGCTCAAACTGTAACGGGTCCACCAGACGGCGCTTGCGGCTTTTCATCTCCGCCAGCTGCTTGGCGAGGGATTCCTCGCGCTGCTGCACCACATCGCTCTCCGCCTGCTCGGCGGCTTCCAGAATGTCCACCGGACCGCCCTGCTCGGCTGCACTCTCGGTCATGCTTTCGGCTACCTCGGCGGTTTCGCAGACCAGATGCGCCGGTCTGCAAAGCTCGTGCCGCTCGGTGTGCCATAGGAAATCCAGCAGCAGCAGGTCGGTCTTGCCGGGAAACAGGCGCGTGCCGCGGCCTACCATCTGGCTGTACAGGCTGCGTACTTTAGTCGGGCGCAGCACCACAACGCAGTTGACGCTCGGGCAGTCCCAGCCCTCGGTGAGCAGCATACTGTTGCACAGCACGTTGTACTCGCCGCGGTCGAACGCCGCAAGGATTTCCGCGCGGTCGGGCGATTCGCCGTTCACTTCTGCTGCACGGAAGCCGCGCGAACACAGAATATCGCGGAATTTCTGGCTGGTCTTAACGAGCGGCAGGAACACAACGGTCTTGCGGTCGGCACAGGTCTTTGCCATCTCGTCCGCGATCTGGTAGAGGTACGGGTCGAGCGCACTGTCGAGGTCGCCCGGCTTAAAGTCTCCGGACTGTACGCCGACACCGGAGAGATCCATCTTGAGCGGCACGGTCAGCGCCTTGATGGGCACGAGGTAGCCCTCGCGGATGGCCTTGGTCAGCGAATACTCATACGCCAGCGACTGAAACACGCTGCCGAGGTTTCGCATATCACCTCGGTCGGGCGTTGCGGTTACGCCGAGCACCTTTGCGCTGTCGAAGTGGTTGAGGATACGTCCGTAGCTGTCGGATACCGCGTGATGCGCTTCGTCGATGATGATGGTGCCGAAGTAGTCCCGCGGGAACGCCGCCAGCCGCTTGGGCCGCATAAGGGTCTGCACCGAGCCGACCGCCACACGCAGCCAGCTGCCCAGACAGCTCTGCTCGGCTTTCTCGGTCGCGCAGGAAAGTCCGGTCGCGGTGTGCAGCTTGTCGGCGGCCTGATCGAGCAGCTCGCCTCGGTGCGCGAGGATGAGCACGCGGTCGCCCTGCCGCACCCTGTCCTCGGCAATTTTCGCAAAAATGACAGTCTTTCCGCAGCCGGTGGGAATAGAAAGCAGGGTGCTGTCGTCACCCTGCTCCCAGCGGTTCTCGACCGCTTCACGCGCCGCCTGCTGATACGGTCGCAGTTCCATATTAGAATGCTCCCGGCGTAAAGCCGCCCGCCTGCTGCATGGACGGCGCACCCAGCGGATCGAGGAACTCGTCCAGATCGTTGGTTTCGCGGTCTGCGCCGGTCTTGTTCTTGTAAGTACGCTTGGTGATGCGGCAGCGGCCGGTCTTGCCGGTGACAGCCGCCCAGTTCATACGCAGCTTTTCGCCGTGCTGGCGCAGACCGATGCTTGTAAAGAACTGGCACAGCTTCCACTCAAAGCGCTTAAGCAAAAACAGGTTGACGTTCATCTCGCTCTCGCCGTCCGGCGCATCCACACGCAGGTGCAGGATAGCCTGATTGCACGGCGCGACCTTTTCGCTGCCTGCGTAGCGGGCACGCTCAAAGCCCAGTACGGTAAACGGGTACTCGCCCGGCTCGAGCACACGGCGCGGACTGCCCTCGTTTTCGATCTCGTCTTCCCAGCCGAGCTCCTGATCCAGAATGTTGTCGTTCATAATAATTGTCCTCCTTGATTAAAACGTAATGTCCTTGCGCTCTTTCAGAATGACCTGATAGAGCTGATCCCACGCACCGATCAGGCAGCCGTTTACGAAATCCGCCGGATAGTCGGTGATCTCCATGCCGAGCGGGAAATATCCCTTGGCGGAAACGGCGGTCTGAATATCGGTCGCGGTGACGTTGTTGGCCTGCATCAGGTCGCGCAGCGCCTGCGGGATGCCTGCCGGAATGTCCGGCACGGTGCCGTCCGGTTTCGCCGGTTCGCTTACTGCCGCCTGTGCGGGTGCATCGGAAACGTCCTTACACTTATCCGGCGTTTCGTCCGCAGAATTGACCACAACCGGTTCATTCGGTTCAGTAATTGACCGAATATTTTTTTCGTCCCCGATGATATGGGCGATTCCGGCATAATCGAACGGCATCTCGCCGGGCAGGCCGAAGCGGTTCTTGGCATCCCAGCACGGGTGATGGGTGGTGTACATCCGGCGCTCGCCGCCCTGCCCCTTGGTCTTGCCGTTTTCGGTCTTGACGGCGAACGTCTTGTAGTTGGCGAACAGCACCATGTCTGCCCACTCCTTGACGAGCGGCGCGGTCTTGGCGGACAGCTTCATCTCCCAGCGGTCGTATGCGCCGAGCTCGTCCGGCTGCTCAAATTTCCGCATCTTGGCGTGCGCCGTCACGACTACGTTCACGCCGCGCTCGACCAGCTCGTTCAGCGTGTTCAGCAGGCTGCCGAACTCCTCCATCAGATAGGTGTAGCCCTTGCCGTAGCCGAACTCCTCAATGCTCTTTTTCTGCGCCTTGTCGCAGACGTAGCGGCTGCACAGCAGCTCCGCCCAGTCCATCGTGTCGATGATGAGCGTGCCGCACAGGCTCGGGTCGGCAATGCACTCCTTGACCAGACCGAGCAGCATGACCCAGCTGGTCGGCTTAGGCGTGCGGGCGACGTCCATGTGCTTGGTGCCGCCCTCGGTGTCGATGAACAGCGGATTCGGGAACTGTGCGGCAAACGTCGATTTGCCGATGCCCTCCGGACCGTACACGACAACCTTGAGCGCGGTCTTCTGTTTTCCGCGGATGATCTGCATTAAAATGCACCTGCTTTCCATGTACTCTGCGGCTCGTCAGGTAAAGGCTGTTCCTCGCCCTGCACATAGCCGTCCTCGATGATGATGGAGCACTCGTCGCCGGTCGAAACGCGCGTTGCGATGGCCTGTAAGCCCTCGCTCTCCAGCCACGCGCCGAACTCACGCAGCGTGCCGAGGTCCATCTGCTCCAGCTTGTCCAGCAGCACGAAGCCGCACTGCGGTTTCAGACAGCGCACAATGGCGGTCGCCACCCGCAGCTGCTCACTGCCGGACATATTATCCCATTTCTGTCCGTGATAGGTCAGTGCGCCGTCCGCAACACCGAGGCCCTCCATCGGCAGCTTGGCGCCGTCCAGCAGCGCGCGCTTGTCCTCGCGGAGCTGTTCAATTTCGGCGGTCAGGCTGTCATACTGCTGCTGATAGGCGTGTGCATCCTCCTCGGCCTTTTCACGGTTGAGGTTGTCGCGCACCTTGGCGTTGATGGTTTCGATGTCGGCAATGCTGCGCTCCAGCTCCTCGGTGCTCTCGTCCACCAGCTGCTCGGCGGTCTTGCGTGCGGTGGCAAGGTCAGCCATCTTAGCGATGAGTTCGTCCTCGGCGGTTTGCAGCTGACGGTGCAGCTCATCCACACGCGCGGTGAGGGTGCTCACCTGCTGATCGAGCAGGCTTGCCATCGCCCGCTTGCTCTGGTTCTCACCGTTGCGGGCAAGGATTGCCTGCTGCTGACGGATGAGGTCACTTGCGGAAATGAGTTCGTCCGGTGCATCCGGCCAGTACGGCTGCTCTTTCGCGTACTTTGCTTTCTGGTCGGCAATGCGGCCAATGGCAAGGCGCTCGTTGTACTGCTCCTGCTCTTTGCGTTCCAGTGCGGCAAGCTGTTCGCCCACGCCGATGATGCGGAGCAGCGTGTCCGCCTTTTCGCGGTCGCTCGCCTGCATAAAGCGTGGCAGATCGAGTGCAAGCTGCTCGATAAAGGCATTGAGAAGCTGCTGTCCGGCCTTGCTGCCCGATGGATCGATGACCTTGAGGTCGCTGTTCTTGCCGCGGCGCTCAACGATCAGGCCGTTGGACAGCGTGACCTTGATGTGCGGCGGAATGGTGCTGCCCTCACGGGTAGCCATGGACGGACGGAAGCGGTCGCCGCCGAGCGCCCATGCGATCGTGTCCAGCAGCGAGGTCTTGCCCTGGTTGTTGTTCCCGCCGATGATGGTCAGGCCGGTTTCGCTCGGATGCAGCTGCACCGCACGCACGCGCTTGACGTTCTCCGCCTCGAGCGAGGTGATCTTGATGGGGTCGGTCATGTTACATCTCCTCCAGCAAAGCCTTGATAACGTCCTTGGAAGCGCCGCAGCGGATTGCGTTGGCAACATCCTCGCTGGTCAGCTTGCCCGCACGGACGATGGATGCGTTGACAATAACGCCGTCACAGCTGTCCTCGAGCCACATCGGCGAATTCTCGCTCGTTACGAACTGAGTGAACATCTTGCGGAACGCCTGCGCGGCGCGCTTGTCCTGTGCACCAATCTGCAGGTACGCACTGCCGATTGCATTGACCAGTTCGGAAACAATCGCTTTCATGTTGCCCGCCAGCTCTACACTCGCCTTAACGTGGTCGCTTTTTACATTGCTGATAATCTTTACCATTGAAAATCTCTCCTGTTCATGCTATTATGTGGTTGAATACATTTCTTTGCCGCTGATCGGGATTGCCGTCCTGACAGCGGCGTTTTTCATGCGCATACTTCGTCGTAGGCGATAACAGCCGCGATCTCGCAGACCGACACATCGGCGTCAGGGTGCTGCTCGATGATGTACGACAGCTTGCGGATTTCCTGCTCGATGACCGTCAAGGCCTTGCGCCAGCAGGCAGCCATCTTGTTGAAGTCGTCCACCCGACCGACCACAGCGTCAAACGCCGTGAAGATCATGCGGTCGAAGGCTTCATCGGACACATATAATTTAGGCACCGGAGCGGCAACAAGTATGTCCTCATCGTCCTGCGGTTCAGCCGTTGGCGGTTCTTCGACCTGCTCCGGCGTCTTGCTGCCGGTCCGCTGCCGTGCCGCCATGGCGGCCAGTTTGGTGATGACCTTATCGCGGGATACGCCCAGCGCCTCCGCGATCTCGTTCGCAGACTTGCCCTCGTCGCGCAGCGTTGCCAACTGCTCGAGCTGTTCATCTGTCCAGCGGAAGTACGGGCGCTTGCTCGGCTTGATGCCGCGGCCGTGCTTTGCGGTGTCCTCTACGCCGAACTCGGATGCGACCGAGGCGAGAGTTTCTGCGAAATTGTTGTTAGACATAGGGTTTCATCTCCTTTTTCATTCTGTGCCGACACCCTCGGCCATGAACTTCTCGAACGCGGCCTTGGGAATGATAAAGTGCATACGCCCGCTCGGCTGGCGGTACGCGATGCCAAACGGTACCTGCTTGGTGCGGATTAGGTTGCGCAGCGAGTTAGGGTTCATGCCCAGACGTTGTGCGCATTCTTTTGCGGTGTAGGTTTCACGCTTGTCCGTCATGTGAATTCTCCTCTCTTATGTGATAAACTTAGCTGCCATCCGTGCAATGCAGATCAGAGCAGTCAAACTGATGTAAAATACCGCACAGAACATGTCGATACGCTGATGGAACAGCCTGTTCTTCAACAGGTGAATCTGCACCAGAATGAGCATCGCCCAAAAAGCAGTGCCCGACGGGAGGTAAATCATGAAGCATCACCACCCTTCTTGATGGGTTCTCGTACATGCTTTCTTGTTTCCAGCTCGTATTGCATCGTTTCTGCATAAAGCAGCATATCTCGCTCATCAAATTCCTTGAAAATGTATTTTGACAGTGCAATAGCTGACTGGGCATCGCCCTTTCTTGCTGCCGCCGCAAGGCATTCATGCAGCAACCGCAGCACCGAGTAGCGAATATTATCCGTGGACGAAATGCGCAGTATTTGCTTTTGTTCTGGCATTTACCTATTCTCCTCTGGCTCGCTGCTCGCCTTCAGTACACGGTCAAGGTTCTTTTCCAGCTCCTGCACGCTCTTTGTAAGAATAGCGTGCAGGAGCTCATCCGGATACTTCGCAACGGCGCAGGAGTTAATGCTGACTTTGTCGCCTGTGAACGTGAAACTGACCGTCGGTCTTGCTCCGCCCGTCTGGTGAAATGTTACCGACTGAACCATGCCCGAAATATCCACGCCGTTCAGCAGGATCTTCGTTACACAGCCTTTGCCGGTGCTTTTGATTTTGATGTCTGCGTCCATGGGGTTCACCTCACTTTTGTTCGCGTTTCTGAACTTTCTCAGTAAAAAAATATTCGGGGATTTCCCCTCGAGAAAAGCCTAATACGTCAGCCGATCGAAACATTTCCTGCTGTGAAAACTCAAGCTGATTGTTTAATCGTTGACTTACAGACACTCTTCCTAGGCCGATTGCGTCTGCAAAGGCATCCTGCGTTCCGAAAACTTCTTTAATTCTCCCTCGCAGGCGAGCATAATCGAAAACTGGGTCCTTCATTGTATCCACCTCCTGTTCGTGTTTCTGAACTAATTGTAGCATCTTTCTCCGCTAGCTGTCAATACCATTTGTTCTCTTTTCTGAATTTATTTTTGTCTGCGTCGTTTTCTTGTTGCGTTTTCTGAACATTCATGATATATTTATACCAAGGAGTTAGGAGGGAGCTAAATGGATACTATTGCAAGCAGACTGCGAGCGGCGCTTGAACTGCGAGGCATGAAGCAGGCTGAACTGGTTGAGCTAACAGGTATCGGTAAATCATCTATCAGCACTTATCTACGAGGATCATATATTCCCAAGCAAAAGAACATCTATAAGATGGCTAAAGCATTAAACGTCAATGAAGCCTGGCTTATGGGTGAGGATGTAGATCCGACTCGGCAGAATGCTTACTCGGAACCATCTGACAGCACACTCGTCACGATTCACTACGCCGGACCTGTGGCAGCGCACTTTGACGCAACACCCGATGACGCCTACGAGCAGCGCACCATCCCTGCTGAGTGGATTGGACGGCGCAGACCTGAAGATTTCTTTCTGGCCACGGTCAGCGGCGACAGTATGTATCCGCAGTTTCAGGACGGCGATGAAATCCTGTGCCTGCGATGCAGCGACATGGGCATTTCCGGCCGAATCGGCATTATGCTGCTGGGCGGCGATGAGGCCACTGTTAAGCGTATCGAATATAAGCCAGGCGAGGATTGGATTGATCTCATTCCCATCAACCCAGAATTCAAGCCGAGGCGTATCGAAGGTGTAGACCTGGAACAGTGCCGTGTTGTTGGCCGAGTTATCAAGGTCATTCGCACGGTTGATCAGATTTGATACGCAGATACAGGAGTTACAACGATGCAAAAACTGAAAACACCTCGCGCAGCTGAGCCAAACCGGCCCGGCTGCTTGAAATATGGTGCAACGGTATTCTGTGCCTTAGGTGCTTCTATCTATCTCATCATTGCTTTGACGGGATATGGTTTGACCGATACAAGCGTCCGCCCTCTTCTTTTTGTCCTGTCCGGAATTATGATAGCCGTTATCATAATCATATGGCGTCCACGGTCAAAGAAAGCAGCCGAACATCAGATTTCGAACGAAATATCGCCCTCTGATAAAATATCCGAAGATCTGATTCCAATCCAAGTACCCGAGGATGACTGTGCTGAACCACCTATCTCATACATTTCCAACGGTCGAACGACTTGGCGTGCGGATGGAAAAGAGCTCACCGATGAGGATGTCGCATACCTGCGTCAATCCAGTTGGGAAAAGGCACGCCAATACTACGAAAACAGTCCTAATCCGAAATTTCATCGCAGCTTTGAGGAAAACATGGCTATAGGTCGATTTTACGCAGCCAATGAAGAATATATTCGCAAATTAGAGAACGACATATGGCTGCCGCATTTATATGACTTCAACAGTCTTGATGACGCAATTCTCCACGCTCAAAAAGCCTTGATTTCTGCACAGCAGCTTGCAGAGTATTGCTCAAAAACCTCTATCGGGCAACAATACTTTGAAGATATGTGGCTGCATGCACACAATAGTCGATACCCTGATTTCAGCATCATAGATAAAATCAAGGAGCGCTACAAAGATCTAACCTTGAACTACGAGGAACGCAAACATGACTTCACTGTTCACCAAAAGCGACAGGCATTCTTGCAAATTGCAGATGACGAGATTCTGAAGGTTATTCAGAGCAATCCTGCTATCCTGCAGAAGGATCTGCACAAGCAGTTCGATTCCGACCTAAAGCCGACGATTGGTACTGCTGTCAGTCATTTAGTCAAGGCAGATAAGATCACTCGCATAAAGCACGGCAGCACC